TGGCTTTCAGCAATTGCGCTTTCAATTAACAAATGCGCGTCAAGTGCCGGGTGATTGTTTTTATGACTATCTGCAATCGTCAAGGTACGGTGCAGCAATTCCAGTTGCGAACATTGACACAACAAGCCTAACGGCTTTAAATGCATATTCAAACGGCACAATTAATTACACAACTTCAGGCGGTGTGCCATTAACAATGAACAGGTTTGAGTTTGATGGGTTGCTTGATACAAATCAACCTGTAATGACCAATTTACAATTAATGGCAAACAGTTGTGATTGCTTGCTTAAATACAATGAAATTACTGGTCAATGGGGAGTTATAGTTCAATCGCCAACTTATACAGTTGCAATGGATTTAAACAATTCAAATATTATTTCTGCTATTTCAATTTCGCCATTGGACATAAGCAATTCATTTAACATTGCTGAAATTAAATTTCCTGATGGAAGCGATCAAGATTCATTTAACACAGTATCAATTGATCTTTCTGTTGTTGCGCCTTCTTTATTGTATCCAAACGAACCAAAAAACAAACAACAAATATCATTGCAGTTTGTAAACACAAATGTTCGCGCACAATTGCTTGCAAATAGGTTTTTAAAATCTTGTCGTGAAGATTTGCAAGTGCAATTAAATATTAATTACATTGGCTTGCAATTAGAAGCTGGCGATATTGTTACGGTTACGAATGTAAATTACGGATGGGTTGCAAAGCCTTATAGAATTTCTAAGATTGTTCAAAATTTTGGCGATGATGGTTCTATAACTGCGGCTTTAACATTAATGGAATTTAATTCCGCAGTTTATGATGATGCAAGCATTACTGCATTTACTCCTGCGCCGAATACTGGATTAAGCGACCCATTAACATTTGGGACAATTACGGTTCCTGTTATTACTGGTTCAAATCCAAACGCTGCAAACCCTTCGTTTGTTGTTAATGTAACGACTTCAACAAATGGCATTGTGCAATATGCTGAAGTTTGGTATTCCGCATTTGCAAACCCTACAACAGCGCAAAGATATTTTGCTGGTACAACTGCAATTCTTTCTGATGGTTCTCAATATCTACCTAGCACTTTATTAACTGTCACATTAACTGACATTGCGGCAGGTAATTGGTATTTTTTCACCAGAATGGTCAATAACTTAGGAACAAGTAATTTTTCTGCGGCATCATCTTTGTTCCAATGGCGACCAACAACATTCACTTATGAAAATAGGTATTTAATTGTTGCTTATGCGACCAGCATTACAGGCACAGGATTAACGGCAACAAGATCAGGCGCAACTTATTACGGTTTATATAATTCAACTAATACATCATTTAGCACAACTGCATCTGACTATACTTGGTATCTTGCTCAACCTGCATTTGGTACAGTTTATTTTCTTTCGTTTATAAACCGCACAGGCAGAACATTTAGTTTTGCAACATCAACAGCAACTTCATTTTCTACGACTGCGGCGTTTGTTCCTACGTTGTCACAATACGATCAAACTTTGTGGTCGGCTTTACCTGATGGGATTAATTATATTGATCTTGATGCGCGTACAGGGCAGCTAACAAAATACGGAATGCCTTCAGGCGGTGATGGGCAAATTGCCATTTCAAACAATGCAGGTGGCACTTTAATTGGTGAATTGGCTCAACTTTTAGATTTTGGCGGGGCAACTACATTTACAACTTCAGCGGCTCAAATTACTTATGATATTTATGGGCGCATTAGACAAGTAACGCCACCAGATAATTTTTATTATTCAAGTTGGGAAACAACTGCAACGGCAGGACAAACATTATTTACGCCAACTGCAAGAGGCGCAGGTTATATCACAGGGCAAGACTTAATTTTTAGAAATGGCGTTTTGCTTGATACGACTGAATACACAGAAACAAATACAACATTTACATTAGCATCAGGCGCGGCATTAAACGATCAAATTGTTTGCATATCTTTTAGAGCAACTTCAACTGGAACATATTATGAATCTTTAAATATAGCGTATGCAAGCGGCACAGGAACAGCAACCATTACTTATACAAATTCGGCTTACCAAGATATTTTTGCGGGAGATGTTTTAACATTTAGCAACGCAACAGGTGCATCAGTTAATGCAGGTTCATTTATTGTTGGAACTTATTACACAATATTAACTGTTGGTTCTACAAATTTTACTTTAATTGGTGCATCGGCTAATACTGTTGGCGTAATTTTTCAAGCAACAGGAGTTGGCACAGGCACAGGAACCGCAACAATTGCGCCTTCTCAATACACAGTATTAAGCGTTAACACAACTGCAAAAACAATTACGTTTACAGGCGCAACATCTGGATTAACTGCTGGCGCAAGTATTTATCGGTATCGAGCAATAAATTCATCTTATAGGGTGTTTAGCAGATTTACTGCGACATTAACAGCGGCATCAAGTTATACGCCAACAACGTGGGCGTTTAATAGTGGTTTTGAATTGCCTTATTTAAATGGTACGGCAGTCAACGATCAAGATTACGATTTAGTAGGAAACGCATTGACAAATTTTCCTGCAACAGCAACAGGTAATTTAACCATCATTCAATTTGCGCCCAGTAATTCATCGGCTGCAATTGGTAGTCAATCATCAACATCCACAAACACAATTGTTGGTCAATCAATTTATTCGTTTAACTATAACCCTGCTTATTTTGAACTATATAATAATGGTGCTTTGCAGGTTGCGGGTTCTGACTATACGACAGGCACAAATTCTTATACGTTATCAGTAACTCCAACATCCAATCTTAACCTTCTTCAACAGCAAACCTTTAACGGAAATGGTGCAGCATGACACAAGCATTTAATCTTGCGCAATTAGCGAACAATGTAAATTCATCCGGCTTGCTTAATGCATCTAATGGGTTAACTGCAAGCGCACCAGTTGCAAACGGCGGCACAGGGTTGGCTACGCTAACAGCAAATAATGTCATTCTTGGAAATGGCACAAGCGCGGTTCAGTTTGTTGCGCCCGGTGCATCAGGTAATTTGCTGACATCAAACGGTACAACGTGGCAATCAACTGCGGTTGTGCTTGTTCCTCAAATTCAAACACAAACATTGTCAACAGGCTCTAGCACTTGGTCTAAACCAACGACAGGCGGTTATCAATGGCTTACTATAAAAATATGGGGCGGCGGCGGTAGCGGCGGGAAAAATAGTTCAAATTCTGGCGGTGGTGGCGGTGGTGGTGCTTACAATGAAATAACAGTTCCTTTATCTTATTTGGCTTCGTCTGAAAATTATACGGTTGGCGGCGGGGGTGCTGCTGTAACAGCATCAGGCGCTGGAAATGTAGGTGGCAATAGTAGTTTTGCTTTAACATCTTATCCCGGCGGTGCTAAAACAATAAACGCATTTGGCGGCGCGGCTGGCGGTGGTGGTAGCGGTAATGCTCAAGGCGGCGGCGGCGGTGGTGGTCAAGTGTCTGCTGGTTCTGCTGCTTCAGGGACTAATGGCGGTGCTGGGGGCAGAATAAATGCTGGTAATGGCGGCAATAGTGGCGGTTCAAGTTTAAACGGTGCAAGCGGAACTGATTCAGATTATGGCGGTGGCGGCGGCGGCGGCGGTGGTGCTGCAACTTATGTTGCTGGTACTGGTTCAGGCGGCACTTCGTATTATGGCGGTGCTGGTGGCGGTGGTGGCAATAGTGCTGGTGGTCTTTTAAATAATGGTGGCGTTTCAATTTTAGGTGGTAGCGGTGGCTCAGGAACAGGAACCTCAGGCACGCCCGGTGCTGGTGCGCTTCCCGGCGGTGGCGGCGGTGGTACTAGATCATCAACAGCAACTGGTGCTGGTGGCGCAGGTTCAATAATTTTAATTTGGTGGTAATCATGACAGTTAAAAATTATGCAGTAATAAACAACCTTACAAACATTTGCGTAAATGTAATTTTGTGGGATGGTCGGATTGACCCAATTGTTATATCAGAACCAGAAACTATCGTTGATGAAAATGGCGATGTTATAGAAACAGGAAATTCAATTGTTGTGCAAACTATTCAACCTTGGAAAGCTCCGTCAGATTGCTATGTTGTTTGTATAGAAGGTTTGGAAGTGGGCATCGGCTTTAAATATGATAATGGAATTTGGATTGATGTTCGCGTAGAATCTCAACCTGAAAACCCATCAAATTCAGAGATTTAACATGAATGAAAACATAGTCATCAAATCAGCTACTGCCGCAACCTATGGCGGCTCTGCGACTGCCATTGTCTTTGGTCTAAGCGCGAATGAAGTAGCGGCATTGGGTGGCTTGTTTATTGGCTTTGTTGGTCTAATTATTTCTACATGGTACAAGCATCAGCATTTACAAATTGCAAAAGATAATGCAAAAGCAAATAAAGAGGAATAAGAAATTGACCCAATCACATTACTTGCTGCCGCGAATGCTGCTGTTGCTGCTGTAAAAAAAGGATGCCAGCTTTACAAAGACATTAAGAATGCAAGCGGCGATGTGCGTGAAGTTTTAGA